CCGTCCTTTGCTTTCGACTCACTCACCAAGCCAGTCAGACAAGGCGTGTCCCGCAACATCGGGGCAATCTCTTCTTTCGAGTAGCCCTGCGCGTCCTCAACAGTCGGCTGCACAACCATGATTGGACAAGCGTCCTGATGGACGTGATACCCAATCGCGTGGTTGATCATCTTGGTGTAACCAACACGCGCTGACTTCATCACCGTGATCTGCTCCACTGCCGGGTCAGTCACCGCGTCCATCATTCCTTTCTGATACGGCAGCGTGTGCCACCGGCCAGCTTCCGCACTCGACTCAGCAGACAAGAACGCATAACGGTCAGCCCACTCGCTCAGCGTCAGCTTCTCCGGCGGACGGAACGCCTCTAAAGCTCCACGCATCAGCTCAGCAATGTCAGCCATTAGCCAAGTC